GAATCGCGGGATCACCTGATAGGCATCACCCTCCTGTTGGGGCGGGAACACCATCACGAACGCAGAGACGTCCGTGTTGGTGGACAGGTCCAATCCGCCATAGCAGATCCTGCCCCTGAGCCCTTCGGGATCGACTGCCGCCCCACACGCCTGCCAGTGGTCGAGCGGGATCCACTTGGTCTCGGCCTGCGTCCAGACGTCCAGCTCCAGGCGTTGGAAGGCATTGAGAGACGCTGGCATCTCCTTGGCTCGCGCCGCCTTGCGACGCATGTCATCTAGCTTCTTGGAGACGGCTAGGTTCGGGTTCGCCTTCACCCAGATACTCTCGTCATCCCATTCGTCTTCCTCGTCTAGGGTGTAGATCATCCCAAGCCAGGAATCATCCTCGATGACTCCATCAAGCACCTTCTCGGTATACTCATGCAGCTTCCAACACAGACTCTGACGATCGTAGCCCGCCGTCGTGATCGCAAACATCAGGGGCTGCCTTCGCGCGCCCGTCGCCGTCTCGATCACGTCCCACACCGCTCGCGTCTTGTGGGCGTGCACCTCATCCACCAAGGCCGCATGCACGTTCAGGCCGTCCATCGTGTCCGCGTCGGCGCCCAAGGGCTCGAACTTGGAGGCCGTATCCACAATGTGAATGTTGTCGCGGTATACGTTCACCATCCGCCGAATCGCGGGAGAGCTCTTGGCCATGCGCGTGGCCTCGCCATGGCTGAGACGCGCCTGGTCTCTTTTGGTTGCTACCGAGTACACCTCTGCACCGGGCTCACCATCGGCGAGCATCAAGTACAGGCCAAGGCCCGCAGCCAAAGTGGTGTTATGCGTAGGGATCATTGCCCTGCCTGCCAAATAGAGCCGCGATGGCGAATCCACCTGGATGCAGCGTACAGGCACACTCTCAATCGGTCGCACGGCCACGATCTGGCGATAGGCGGACCGTGTTGCCCGTTTGGGACATGGCTTTTGCCTGGTGAGCTTACGCTTTAGTCGAAACACGGGCATCGATCGATAGGCCCAAAACTGCACACGGTATCTGGGGCCACAATCCTTCCCGTAGAGCGTGGCACGCCCTGCTTTGACGGTGCACTTGAATCCCAATCCCGTCACCAGCTCCTGAACCCCATCAGCTAGCCCTGGATTGGTTGTCGTGAACTCGCACTGCCCAGCCGTAGAGACATATCCATCGGTATCCATGAGCCCCTGCAAAAGCGCCAGCCTCTGCGCCTTGGCGGCCCTCTGGTAGGACGCCGGGATATGTTTGTTCCCTAGCACCGCCATCGTCCGCAATATAGCCTGCACCGAACTATCGCGGGCCTGCTGGGAACGATCACCATCGGTGAGGGTATATGTCAATGTCTGGCCCTGTCTGGCACTTTCCTTCTCTTGGATCGGGATCCCCTCAGCCGCGATTTCACGCGCGATCTGATCGTCATCCCGGTGCATCGTGATCAACGCTGCATTGGTATGGCCATCGCCCAACCATGCCCCCAACACATACGGACTCAATGGGAGCTCTCTCTCGGGTAACTGTAGCGCCCTTGCGACTGGAATCTTGTGATTCCACTCCACACGATCATGTGTGCGGCTATAGAGGCTAGCGAATTGAAGGCTATTCCGAATCTCTTGGGTCGTTCGAATCTTGTCCGCATATGTCTGCGCCCATTCTGACCTCGGAATGCCCCTGAGCCGTGCGCCGTGTGGTCTGCCAGTGCGACGAGCCTCTGTGTACCAAAGGTGGTCTTTATCCGCTACGATGATCTCCCCGTCCGAAAACTCAACCTCATAGCAGGTCCTGCCATATTGAATTTCAGTGACGTAGGTTACCCGGCAAGGGCGCCCTTGCTCGTCTAGCAGGGCGTCGCCCACCTGGATCTCGCCCATCGTGATCCACCCGTTGGGCGTCGGCAGCAGCGTGTCAAGACTAAGCGCCTTCCCATTCTTGCGCGCCACCTCAAGATAGGACGTTCGAAACCGTCGCGTCCCATCCTCACGGCGCCATCCCATCAGCATGGCGACCACGAACTGCTGCCACGGCTCCAGCTGCAACGTGCGGCCAGCCCACTCGCCCTTAGAATGCTTCAGTAGGCGGAAGAAGGTGATAGCCGTTCTTGCCTTTTCCTCATCAAACCAAAGACCGCGCTCCTCGCCCGTCTCTAGATCGTGCCGGTGCCGCTCGCAGGCGCACCGCACCCAATGGCAAGCGGGTACGTCTCCGCTGAGGACGTCGCTCACGTACTGTTCATACGTGAAACCGTTCATTCTTCGGTTGCCAACCTCACGAGCATCGAGGCAAAGTCCTCTTCCTCTTCCTCCACCTGGACGCGCAATCGCGATCTCTCCGCGGGCGTCAGGCCGAACTCACCAAAGAGCTTGCGCATCTGCTCCCACGCACGATCGGCGGTCCATCGCCACGGGTTCTGGTAGAGGTTGCCATCGGCACTTACGAGCACTGGCCCGCCCGTCTCGCGCTCCATGCGCGTCGCATACTGGAAACGGCCACATGCGTCTGCCAGCATCCCGAAAGCGTAGCGGTCCACCACCGTGAAGAGCCCCGCATCGAGCAGCCATTTCCCTAGCTTGCGCCAGACCCTCTGTGCTTCCTCCCCAAGAAAGTCGGGGGGCGAAGGCATCCTGGACGGCACAGGGAACTCTGGCCCCGCTGTGTTCAACCGTCGGTGGCCAGGATTGCCGGCAAGCCGCTTCAGTTTAGTCGGTTTCGGGCTCGGTCCTGGCTTCACGTTGCATCATCCTCCCCAGGGGTGCGATCTTGCGGGCGCCTAAGCGAGGCCCCCGTCCGGTCCCAAGGGCCGCTTTGCGCCAGCGATTTCGGGTCCCCCCGTTATGTCAATCGGCTCTGTCCCTAACCTCAACTGCCCTATCCCTGCATCCTGCTTTCTGGAGTTGCATGCGAAGTGCGCACATTGCACGTTTGCCCAGGTGTGTGTTCCTCCACGCGCCAATGGCACGATATGATCTAGCGTAGCGCTCAACGGATGAGGGAACCTCAACGACTGCTCGCACCGCTTGCCACAGATCCCACACACCCAACCATCACGCTGAAACACCGCTTGGTGATCTATACTCTCCACGCGCCCATTACCATGCTTCCGCGCTCGCCGCATGCTGTTGGCACGCGACTGCATGTGCTTCCCCTTGACAGGATGGCTATCGCGCCAATGCTTTCTGGCACAATCCTTGGAGCAGAAGAGAGGCTCGTTGTTCCACACTCTCTGCGTGAACTGCATCCCACATTGCTTGCAGACGAACACTTTGAGTCTGCCTCCCGTCCTGCCCAGTCTCTGCTTCATCACACGGTGCCTATGACGCTTTACCTTGCGACGACAACCATCTGAGCAGTACTTCACGTTTGGGTGCCCGTAGAACGCTTCTCCACATACGTCGCAGACCAACTTAGCCCCTCGCTCCCTGCACTCTTCGGAGCAGTAGTCTGGTTTGCATGGCCAATCTCTGAATCTCTGGCCACAGCTCAGGCAAACCTTGTCGATCGCCTCGCTTTCGAATCGGGTCTCTAGAGCCTGTTGGGCCGAGTATGCCAGCCCGCATTCCCGTGAACAGCAAGTATTCCTGTCAGCGTGTGTCGTTCGATAAGTCTTACCGCATTGCTGACAGACGAACGTATGTTTCTTGCCAGCCTTCTTGCGGTTCTGTTTCCACCATGCTCTTTGACAAGTCTCTGAGCAGAACCGCTGGCGCTTGTGATACGGCGCATACTCGCCGCCGCACATGTCGCACCTTCTGGTTGCCTGCGTCATCGTGGCGTCTGCGCGCCGGTCTTGGCGCTGTGGCAGGCGTGGCACAACGCTTGCAGGTTGTACCAATCATCGGTGCCGCCCGCTGAGCGTGGCACAATGTGGTCAACGTCGGTGGCTCGCGCGCCACAACGCGCGCAGAATGGATGCGCCCGAAGAAAGGCCTTGCGTAGCTTGCGCCAACGCGCGCCATAGCCGCGCTCCGATGCGCTGCCACGCTGTTGCTCTCTCCTTGCCAGGCAGGCCGCACACGCCCCACCACGCACGGCAAAGTTGGGACAGCCAGGCGTGGTGCACATGCGACGCGGTTTGTTGGCCACGGCTATCCCCCGCCCCCCGGCTCCTGGATCTTGTTCTCACTGAGCTGGGCCAGGGCGTCCTTGATGGCCTGGGGCACGGGCAGCCCCGCCCCCACCACGTTCTCCACAATGCTCAAGCCCTCGCTCACACAGTAGAAAATGACCGCGGCGTTGCGCACCAGCTCTCCGTTCCCGACAGTTACACCGGCCCCACGTAGCAACGCATCAGCCTGGGCGCCGAGGGCGATCACAACAAACATCAACACCTTGCGAATGCCGCCCTGCCACGATTCCTTGCTAGATAGTTTTTGCTGGATGGCAGCGCGCGAGAACCCGCTGATCACATCCAGCACGGACAGAGTCAGCAATGTCGTCATGGCAGGTGTCCAGCCTCCAAGAATGCTACAAAGCCCGGCCACGATGGCTGACAGCACGGCCGCGAGTTTACCTGGCCACGGGATCA